CGTCTGGCACTACCGCAATGGACGCAAGTGGTATAACCTAAGGAAGCACGTTTTTCCTGCACGAGCCTATTACAGCTCGTACAGGTTACGCTATTCTTCACGACTTTTTAGGGGTAGCTACCCTCACATACTCAGTAAGAGCAGAGGCAAAACTACTACCATGCAACGAAATACTATAGTAAATATAATCCTTAGTTGAGGCAGTTTCTATAATATTATATTCACCAGAGTCATAGTAATGATGGACAGGTGAGTAGTATACAGTTGACCACTGAGTAGGTATATCTTCTGGACGTTTATGCTCATGAACCTCACTGAAAAAGTACCCGTACTCTTCAGCTTTACCAGTGATAAATAGTGAAAGCATATCAAGAATGATATCTTGTTCTTGCTTAGCTAGACCTTCGTTGTACATCCAGTTTTCTTTCATGAAAAGACCAGCTTCCGTTGATGTCGTAGGGAGTATTTCCCAACCGTTTTTTATGATTGCTTTTTTGATGACAGTTCTCCTTAATAGTTAGTTATTTAAAAAGCCTATAAATAATAATATAGAGTATAGTCATCACTAAGCATGATCGCTAATGACCGTAGGCACATGCCACTGAGTCTGCGAGGTAAGTACACTATA